GCTGAATAACATAGAAGGAGATCAACGTGGTTGAAGATAAAAAGACCATTACGATCGATGATCAAGATTATACCGAAGATCAACTGAGCGATGAGGCTAAGGCTTGCATTAATCATATTGGGTCACTAGATCAGAAGATTAATAGCGCACAGTTCAACCTAGACCAACTGCAAGTGGGTCGTGGTGCGTTCATGGATATGCTCAAGGGCGAGCTAGAAGAAAGCTAAAGCATGACCGCATACTACGTCCAGCCAGAGCCAAGCGCAGCAGGTGGCGAAGCCTACTGGCTGGAGGGGTATGCGGTAGGCGATGCCAAGTTTGCCGCAGCGCAGTCTGACGGAACAAGCACAACTCTTATTGCGTCATCCCGCGTAAAGGAAACGGGTTTACGCGCAGACGGCACCTCCACATCGCTCTTTGGCGGAAACCGCGTTGTCGCAGGCGCACTTGTTCAGGAGCCAGTGACGGCAACTGTGACGGGCGTTACGCGCGTGCGGCAAGGCTCAATACGAGCGGATGGTACAAGCACTACGCTCATGGGCGCCGTGCGCGTGCGCACATCTGGCGCAGCGTCTCAGTCTTTGTACGTCATAGATGACTACTGGGTAAATGGGTACGCGGACTACGGAGACGGATCAAGCGTTCGCATCGCTGCTAATAAGACGATAGACAGCGGCATACTTTCTGCGGGGGCAGCAACAACTCTCATCGGCGTTACGCGCAAGCGTCAAACAAGCATGCTTGCAATTGCGGAGGCGGAGGTTGACGCGGCAGGCGGTGCAATTCGCACAAATATCGGCGTTCTGAGCGATGCTAACGGCATATTCGTTATCAATGGGAATGTGACCTACGCAAGCAGCGCAGTATCAGAGGCTGTGTCTACGGCGTTAGGTGCGCTTACGATTAAGTGGCTTGACCAAGCGGAAGATCAAGACGCTTGGACAAATCAAGCTAAAGATACAGACATCTGGACTGACGCTTCTGAGGACACCGACGCTTGGACAAATCAAGCTAAAGATACAGACATCTGGACTGACGCTTCTGAGGACGCCGACACTTGGACTGACCTAAGTCCGCTAACATAGACGCGAGGCCAGTAATGCTATATATTGCTGATAAGCATAGGAGATTTAGATGGCAGATACCAATACCACAACGTATAGCTTAACAAAGCCAGAGGTCGGTGCTTCAGAAGATACTTGGGGTACAAAGATCAATACTAACTTTGACAGCTTAGATGATCTGCTGGACGGAACGACTGCAATCAAGCCAGATTTAGACTTGGGATTGTGGAAAGTTGGCGGCACTCTTGTTACATCAACAGCGGCAGAGCTAAACATACTTGATGGCGTAACGGCTACGGCAACAGAGCTTAACTATCTTGACATAGCGACTTTAGGCACAGGTGAAGCAAGTAAGGCTGTCACAACATCTGTTGCAAATGCGGTTAGCCTAACTGGTGACTTAAAGGCTGCGTCATATTTAGAAACTCACAGCACTTTAAGCGGCACAACGCCATCGCTGGATTGTGAGACTGCAAACTCTTTCTCAATTACGCTAACAGGCGCAACCACTGTATCCTTCAGCAATGTGCCTTCAGGTGCATCGTATTCTTGCCTTCTAAAAGTTGTGCAGGGGTCGTCTGATTATGAAATTACATGGCCTGCTGCGGTAAAATGGCAAGATGGGCTTGACCCCGTTTTGACCAGCGGAAGCGGCTCAGTGGATATATTCATTCTATTTACGCACGATGGCGGTACAAACTGGTATGGCTTTACAGCAGGGCAAGATATGTCATGAGCGTAAGAGAGCTTCTTATAGCTGGCTCTAGTCAGACAAGCGCCTCAAGAACATTTGTTGCGCAAACGCACAACGATAACTCCTTAGTTGTGCATGAGTGGAAGCGTAGCGGTGTTGTGACGCAAGACAGCACGACAGTTAGTGGAAAATTTTTTAACGAGATTATATTTTCCCCCTCTGCAAACAGTTTTGCTGTTTATGAAACCACAGGCGCAGAAACTTTGATTTATGCGTGGGACAAGGACACAGGAATAGGAAGCCAAATAGGATCAGCGCAAAGCGGAAAAAGAATAATAGACATTAGCCCAGCAGGTGACGCTATAGCTTTTTCTAATAGTAGTGCGGGAACCTACGAGGTGTATGCTTACTCTGCATCGGGCGTAGGGTCACTAATAGACAGCACTACCTCAATAATAAAAAAGTTTTCTAAATCAGGCAATTACTTAATTGCTACCGCCGGAAGCACTACTGCATTCTTGATGGATTGGGATGTGTCAACAGGGATAGGCAGTACTTACAATCACCCAGCCGCAACTTATGGCTCTGTTAGAGGCGATCTATCTAAAGATGACAGCTTCTTTGTTACAATCGGGAACAACGGAAACGGGGGCATGGATATTTTTCCGTTTGATGGCTCTACCATATCAGCAAAAACAAGTTCTATAGAATTGGGCAACAGTGTTCCATTTGACATAAATATTAATGAAAGACAGGACGCTGTAGTGGCGGCAGTTGCTGATAGCACAAGTCCATATGATTTTGTTGCTGCTGTACCAATTAATCCCAACAAAACTTTTGGCACTCAGTTTTCGGCATCTTCTAGCCTCAAAAGTCTCAGCCAAGGTAATCTTGCAGATTTTAACGCAACAGGAAATGTTGTGATGTTTACGCAGAACAGTAACTTTGTGATACAAAAGTTTACAAGCTCTGGATTTGGCGATGAGCTTTACCGCGATCAAGCATCGGGGGGAACTTGGGCTGACATAATAGAGGTGACATAATGCCATTAACACCGCTACAAATACCGTCAGGCGTATTCAGAAACGGTACTGATATGCAATCGGCAGGGCGCTGGCGTGATGCAAGCCTTGTTCGTTGGTCAAATAATGTCATGCAGCCAGTGGGCGGTTGGACACTGCGATCCACAATTACAAGCGATCCAATCAGAGGAACTCATGCTTGGCGCGATCTAAGCGGTGATAGGTTTATTGCGGCGGGTACAGCCAACGGATTATTCATTGCGCCTGCAAGCGGCACACCTGTTGCGATCACGCCAACTGGTTATACTGCTGGAAATGTAGATGCTACGTCCAACAGAGGCTACAGCGGTGGCACTTATGGCACTGCATACTATGGGGTGCAAAGGCCAGAAGGCGGCACACTTGAGGATTGCACAAGCTGGTCTGTAGATAACTGGGGTGAATACCTAGTAGCCTGTGCAAATACAGACGGTGACATCTATCAATGGACATTGAATACATCTAACCCTGCCGTAACTCTGTCCAATGCCCCAACTGATAATCTTGGTATCTTAGTGACAGAGGAAAGATTTATCTTTGCGCTAGGCGCAGGCGGAAATCCTCGCAAGGTGCAGTGGTGTGACCGTGAGGATAATACCACATGGACAGCGGCAGCAACCAATGAGGCTGGTGATCTTGAGTTGCAAACCAGCGGAAGAATTATGCAGGGCATTCGCGTTCGCAGCCAAGCACTAATCCTCACAGACATTGACGCACATACTGCCTCATACCAAGGTCCGCCGTTTGTTTACGGATTTGAGCGTGTTGGTTCCTCTTGCGGCGCTATCTCAAGGCATGCTGCGGCGGCAGCAGACATAGGCGCATTTTGGATGGGCCGTGAAAGTTTCTTTATGTATCGCGGCAACACAGTAGAGGCACTACCGTGTGATGTTGCTGATTACGTGTTTAATGACATTAACTCAGATCAAAAATCAAAAGTACACGCTGTCACCAATGGGCGGCACTCAGAAATTTGGTGGTTTTATCCCAGTTCATCAAACACAGAATGCGATAAGTATGTGTCATACAATTATCGTGAAGGCCACTGGATGATTGGCGACTTAGACCGCACATCTGGCGTAGATAACGGCGTATTTGAAAATCCAATTTGGTTCTCACCAGCAGGCAAGGCTTATAATCAGGAAGTAGCGCAAAACCATGATGGCGCATCTATCTTTGCAGAAAGCGGCCCTATCTCTATTGGCTCTGGCGATCAGGTTATGAGCGTAACGCAAATGATACCTGACGAAAAAACGCAGGGCCAAGTTACAACGTCTTTTAAAACGAGGTTTTACCCTAACGACACAGAGCGCACTTACGGGCCGTTCACAATGAGCAACCCTACCTCTATGCGGTTTGTGGGCAGACAGATTAGAATGCGCGTCATTGGTAGCGATCTAAATGATTGGCGTTTTGGCATACCAAGGCTAGAAGCCAAAGCTAGGGGTGGGCGATGACAACACCCAGTTTTCCACCTGTTGGGCCAAATATTTCACTTTGGGCAAAGCAGTTAATACTTACGTTACAACGGTCTTGGTCGTCGTTAAGATTTAAAGCGGCAAATGACAGTGCATCAGAAAACGGCATTCTGCTTTGGGATCAAAGCAATGGCTATCCTGTTGTTTCTAAGGATGGTGCATTTGTGCAGATCATTCTTGAGGATGGTCATGCATCCTTTTACCGCACGACAGACGTAACTGCTGCATCAGCAAATACGGCGTACGCAATAACGTACGATGCTCCTACGGGTAATGTTGGTATTGATCGGGATGCGACAGATAACAGCAAGATTGTATTTGATGATGCGGGTGAATATCTTGTGATGTTTTCAGCGCAAATTGCGTCATCGTCATCAAGCACGGTGAAGTTTTATTTTTGGCCTCGCTTGAATGGAACGGATGCAACTAACAACACAATTATTTACTCACTGCACCAAAATGACGCTACAGTTGTTGTTTCACGTTCTGCAAAGTTTGATGTAAGTGCGGGTGATGAATTTCAAGTTATGTGGGCAGTGGATAGTACAAGCGGATCGCTAGATGCCTCTGCCGCAACTGCGTTTAGTCCAGCAGCGCCAGCAACAACGCTGCATATTACAAGGATGCACGGATGAACGCACATACACCTATAGATGAGCTTGCAAGATGCCACTCTTGGATCGAGGCTGCGCTAGAGCGCTCAGGCAACTTAAACACATGGGGTGAAGTGTGCGCAGGTATACGCTCTGGTAAAATGCAGCTTTGGCCTGCAGAGCGAGGATGCATTATTACTGAAATCGTGGTATATCACGATACAAATGCCCTGCATGTGTTTCTTGCGGGCGGTGAATTGGATGAAATTTTACAAATGACTGAAAATGTGAAAGAATGGGCAAAATTGCAAGGCTGTTCCTTTGCATCGTTTGACGGTCGTTTTGGATGGCAGAAACCTTTGGAGAAATTGGGCTGGAAGCCTCACTCCATAACAATGCATTTGGAGTTTTAGGATGGGTAGCAGTAAAACCACTCAGGAGAACAAAATCCCAGAATACCTAGAGGAAGCTGGCAAAATTGCTATACAGCAAGCGCAAAATATCCAACAAATGGGGTACATGCCGTACATGGGGCCAGAAATTGCTGCGATAAACCCATACGAGCAGGCAATGGCGCAAAACGTAGGTCAGATGGCCTCTGCTTTTGGAATGTCTGCGCCATCTAGCTTGGACATGGGTATGCCAACGGTCACACAGGGCGGCATGACAGGGTATAGCTCTTACCCAATTTATCAGAGCGCAATGGAGCGTTTGCGTGAGCAGCGCCCTGAGCAATACGATTTCTTTGCGGGCCAGACAGGTTTTGATCCAATTACGGGCGCTGCAACTGGATACGTACCACCTACATTTAACATTGGCGGTGGCACGGGCGGCGTTGCTCCTGTCTCATCTGGCGGCGGTGATGATGACGATGGTTTAAGCCATGCTGAAATCATGCAGATGCATTATGGAAATCCAAATGGGTCAAGCGGATCATCAGGCTACAACGTAACCACATCGTTTGGCAGCGGCTCAACGCCTCGCCCAGTTTTGCGAGGTGAAAGTACAGGCGGATTATTTAGTGGACTAAAAGAGGCTAAAAACAAAGCCTTTGATATTTTGGGGATTATCTAATGGGTAGCTCAGCAACACAACCAACAATGCAGCCTCAACAGCAGGGCTACAACCCAACAATGGGAACTGGCTATGGCGGTATGGGCGCGGGGCCAGACCCTGCAAAGCAGGCAGCGTACACTCAAAGCCAGCAACCCAACATTTTCCAGCAATCTGCTGGGGCAATGGGGCAAGCGCAACAGACCTTAACGGGTCTTTCTCAGTTTCAGCCAACAGCAATGCAGGCCGCAACTGCTGGGCCGACAGCGATATATGGCGGTGCAACTGTAGCGCCCTCTGCGCAAATGCAGGCACCACAGCTTGGTCAAGCGTCAACAATGCAAGGCGTTGGAGCGGTCCAAGGTGCGCAAGCGCCAAGCCAAATTGCTGTAGATCAACTCAGAACAACTGACATAGGCGAGTATATGTCGCCCTACACTCAGCAAGTTATTGAGCGGGGTCAGGCAGATATAGAGCGTCAAAGACAACTTGCATCTCAAGACCTTGGGGCAAGCGCTTCAGCAGCAAAAGCGTTTGGCGGCTCCCGTCATGGCGTTGCGGAGGGTACTCTTGCAGGCGAGTATGGTCGCATGGGTATGGACTTTGCTGCGCAACAAAGGCAGCGTGCGTTTGATCAGGCTCAACAGGCGGCGCAGTATGATATTGGTCAAACACAAGCTGCCCGCACTCTTGCATCTCAGCAACAATTCCAAGCCTCTCAGCTTGGGCAGCAGGCGCGTGAAATGGCTGCGGCCCGTGATCAAGCAGCGCGTGCTGGAAATATGCAAGCAGCAAACCAGTTTGCAACGCAGCAAGCTAGCCTTGAGCAGGCAGCGGGTCTAGCGAATATGCAGGCATTAAATGCGCAACGTGCGCAGCAAGCAGGATTAACGCAATCCGCAGGATTAGCCAGCATGGGCGCACTTAACACAGCGGCTCAGCAACAGGCTGCGCGTGAGCAAGCTGCAAGAGCAACAACATATGGCGGTCAATTCCAAGGCGCAGGCATACAGCAAGGCGCAGCGGGTGGCTTGGCAAATCTTGGTCAGCAGATGTTTGGCATGGGGCAAGACATTCAGGGAGCTATTGGCGGTCAAGGCCAGTTCCAACGTGGCCTTCAGCAATCGCTGCTTAATCGAGCTATGGGCCAATATGGCGGCGCTACTGGTGCGCCTATGTCTGGCCTTGGTGCGCTTTCGTCCATCTTGAGCGGGGTGCCAAAAAGCACCACTTTAACATCAAGCACACCATTCAACCCACTTGGCCTACTAGGAGCGTTATTGTAGGATGGATTATCGCCAACTTGCATATCAAACTGCGCAAAAGTATGGCATTGATCCTGACTTGTTTGTGCGCCAAATCCAAGCAGAAAGTGCGTTTCGCCCTGATGCAGTTAGCTCTGCTGGGGCGATTGGCCTTGGTCAGCTTATGCCTGCAACAGCAAAAGAGCTTGGCGTTGATCCAACCGATCCCGCACAGAATTTAGAGGGCGCAGCGCGCTATATGAAGCAGCAGCTAGATCGCTTTGGTGATCCAGCTTTAGCGTTGGCGGCATATAACGCAGGCCCAAGCCGTGTCGCAAAAGCAAACGGCGTTCCAAACATTACAGAAACACAAAACTATGTCGCCAAGATACTTGGTGGAAAAGGTGGTGCAGCAATGGCTCAAGAACCGCAAAAACAACCTCAGGGTTTGCTAGGTGGCCTGCTTGGTGGGCAGGGCATAGGTGGCGCTCTGGGAATGAGCGAAGACTTTAGAGATCGCCTAGCGATGGGCATTATGGCAGGCTCTGATCCACGCCAGTTTGCGCCTCTTATTCAGCAGCGTGCGGCAGGTATGAAAGAGCGCAAGGTGGCCTCAAGGGCAAAGGCCCAAGCAAACGCAACTGCCGATTATCTTGAGAAAATTGGGCAGGCAGATATTGCAAATCTACTGCGCCAAGGTGGTATTGACGCAAAAACAGCACTTGCTGCGGGAACTAGTAAGACTAAAGAAACTGCAGATATTCAGGAATATCGCCTTGCTCAGTCCCAAGGCTACAAGGGTACCTTTGAGGCATGGCAGCAGCTTGGTAAGAAAAAGACAGAATTTGGAACAATCCCAGTAGGTTACCAGCTTGTTGAAGGTGTAACCCCAGATGGTCAGCCAACATACCAAATGGTTCCTGTTGAGGGAAGCCCAGCATATATTGAAGAGCAAGAGCGCCGCCGCAAGCAAGCCAAGAAAGGCGAGGGTGGCGATATTATGGCAACCAACGTTTTGCAGACTGCTGGCAGGGCTAGAAATCTCACGAGTGGGTGGACAGTGGGATATGGGCAGCTCTTGGCTGGACTACCCGCTACGGATGCGCGTGAAATAAAGGCAGAAGTTGACGCGCTGCAGGCCATCGCAAGCTCTGAAAACTTAAATAGAATGCGTCAAGAAAGTCCAACAGGCGGTGCGCTTGGTAACGTCTCAGACGCAGACATTAAGTTGCTAAAAGACAAGTCTGGTGCTCTTGACCCGATGTCTAAGCCAGAGGTTTTTGCAAAGCAGCTTGACGAATATGAGCTACTACTACTTCAGACAATTCACGGAACAGAGGCTGGAACCAAGCTATTTAACCAAACTAGAGGTATGTATGGCCAGTATTCCTTTGAGGTTGAGGGGCAAACAAGTGACAAAAATGCCCAAAACAGATCAAGATTTCCAAACGCCCCAGACATTGGAACTGTAAGTCAGGGCCATGTATATAATGGTGGCGATCCATCCGAACCCAAAAACTGGAGTGCGCAGTAATGGCTGGACCTTGGGACGCATATAAGCAAAGTGGTCCATCGGAGATGGCTGGCACGCCGTGGGCAAGCTACAAGGCAGAGCCAGAAATATCTACTACAGAGGACGTTTTGCGCTCACTTAGCAGCGGCATGGTGCGTGGCGCAATCGGACTAGCTGAAACTCCAGAGATGGCTGGTCGTGCCGTCAAGCGAGGCTATCAGGAAGTTAAGCAATTGCTTGGCGGTGAAGTTGAGCAGGAAACACCAATCTTTGACACGGCTACTGGTCGTGTATTGCGAGAGGCAACCACGCTAGAAGAATACCAACCTCAAACAACTTACGGCGAGTACGCTGGCACAGTTGGCGAGTTTCTTCCTGCAGCTATTGGCGGGCCTGCTGGCTTACTAAAGCGCGCTGGTGTCGCCACGGTAGCTGGTTTGGGTAGCGAGGCGGCAGGGCAGGCAACAGAGGGTACTGTTTTTGAGATGCCAGCGAGAATTGTTGGTGCATTTGCGGCACCATCAGCAGTCGGAAGAATTGCCAATAAAACTGTAAAGCGCTCTATTCAGCGCCCATCAGTAGAAAGTTTAAGAGATGCCAAGAATGCAGCGTATTCTGCTGTAGATAAATCTGGTGTTAAATTTACAACTAATGAAGTTGATAACTTAATATCAAAGGCCACAGCATCCGTAGATGAATTTAACTACGTGCCAGACGTTGACCTGCAAACAAAAGCAGCGCTTTCAACGGTTGGGGCGCAAGCTGGCAAAGAGCTTACGATTGGTCAGTTAGATAAGCTGCGCCAAGGCTTATACAAGAGGTACAATAGAGCGCCCGAAGAGCAGGGCATTCGTGCGATTATTGATGAGATAGATGACTTAATAGAAGCAAAAGACCCCGCTAACGCTCTTATGACTGCAGCGCGCGAGGCCAATAAAAGATATAAAAAGTCTGAGCTTCTGGATGAGGCATTTAAAAAGGCTGAAAGAAGCACAGACGTAAGTGGCTCAGGCGGCAATCTTGTCAATAATTATCGCAGGGCGGTTGCAAATATCCTTAACAGCAAAAGAAACAGAAAGTATTTCTCAAGCGAAAGAGTTGATCCAAACATCCCAAGCGAAATTGAGGTGATGGAGCAATTCGTAAGCGGCACGTTTAGTGAAAATACTAAAAGGCTTATCGGCAAGATGGCTCCATCTGGCAATGGTCTTATGCAGGCGCTGAATATCGGCGCTGTTGCCTATAACCCAGCTATGGCAACTTTTTCTGCTGCAGGTATGCTTGCAAAAGGCAGCGCAGAGCGAGGTGCTTTAAAATCTGCAGAAGCATTGAAAGATATAATTGCAACAGGCGCAGCGCCAGATAAGCGCAAGCTGATTACCGACAAAGAAATCCGCATCCTATTAGGTTTGCAAGCCGACGAAGGACAATAACATGCAGCCACAAGCAAAAGACAGACGCGAGATTGAAGGTATCGTTCAAGACGCTATGGCGCAGGCTGTAGACTTTGTTGAGAGCGAAATCACAGATGAGCGCATCAAGGCTCAGCGCTACTTTGACGGTCAAGTTGACATAGGCTACGAAGATGGGCGCAGCAGAGTTGTAGCGACTAAGGTGCGCGACACCATTCGCTCAGTTAAGCCAAGCATCATGCGCGTATTCATGTCTACGTCTAAGCCTGTTGAGTTTCTGCCAAAAGGCCCAGAGGACGTTGCTGCAGCAGAACAAGCTACGCAGTACATTCACTACGCATTCACCAAGAATGATGGGTATCGCGTGCTAAACGATGCGATCCACGATGCACTGATTAAGAAAACAGGTATCGTCAAGGCGTATTACGAGAACAGCTACAAAGCTGAGATATTCACGTATGACAACCTGACAGATGAAGAATACACCTTGCTGGCTTCAGACGATGATGTAGAAATCCTTGAGCATGGCATGGAAATGTCTATGAGCATGGATGAGTTTGGCATGGAAGTAGCATCGCCAATCCATTCGCTAAAGATCAGCAGGCAAATACCTAACGGTCAGCTACGCCTAGAAAGCGTGCCACCTGAAGAGTTCTTCATTAACTCACAAGCGCGCAACATAGATGATGCGTATATCGTAGCGCACCGCACAGAGATGCGCGTGGGTGAGCTTGTAGAGATGGGCTATGACTTTGAGGACGTGTACAAGCTAGATAGCTTATATGGCGCATCAGACATCTCTGAAGCTGAAACTATAGAGCGTCAGGGCTACTCACAAGATGACTACGAGGATCAAGAGGGCGATCCTGCAATGCGCTCTGTGGCAGTCACAGAAGCCTACATGAAGATTGACGTAGATGGCACAGGTGTACCCGTTCTGCATCGCTTTATCTGCGGCGGTACAAGCTACAAACTGCTAGACATGGAGCCTTGGGATGAGGTGCCATTTGCAGTGTTTGAGGTTGATCCAGAGCCACACACATTCTACGGACGTTCTCTTGCGGAAATCATCATTGATGACCAAGACGCAGCAACAGCAATCCTGCGTGGCGTGCTAGACAACGTAGCCATGACGAATAACCCTCGCATTGGTATTGTTGATGGTGCGGTTAATATCGACGATGTGCTAAACAATGAGATTGGAGCAATCGTGCGCATGCGTCAGGCAGGGTCGGTTCAGGAGCTAACTGTGCCATTCACTGCAGGCCAGACGCTAGGTGCGCTTACTTACATGGATCAGGTTGTAGAGAACAAAACTGGCGTATCCCGCGCATCAATGGGACTAGACCCAGACGCGATGCAGTCCACCACAAAGGCTGCAGTGCAAGCTACAATCCAATCACAGGCTGGTCAGATTGAGGTTATGGTGCGCAACCTTGCAGACGGCATGAAACGCCTATTCGGCATCATGCTACGCGCAGCAATCAAGAACACAGACGAAGAGCAGCTTGTGAAGATGGGCGGGCAATTCGTGCAAGTTGACCCCCGTGTTTGGCAATCAGACATGGACATTGGCATCAACGTGGGCCTAGGCACAGGCCGCGAAGAAGAGAAGATGATGGCGTTGCAGCAAGCGTTCCAAATCCAGCAGCAAATTTATACGCAGTATGGGCCATTTAATGGCATGGTGAGCTTGACTAACATACGCAATACGTTGTCTGATATGTTAGCTGCTGCTGGCATACGCAACTCTGATCGTTATTTTGCTCCAATTACGCCAGAGGTCGAGCAGCAGCTACTTCAAATGCAGCAGCAAGCGCAGGCTCAGCAAGCCCAAGGCACTGACCCCAACCAAGCCTACTTGCAGGCAGAGCAGATGAAAGCGCAAGCCAATATGCAGACAGATATGGCTAAACTGCAGCTTGAACAGCAAAAACTCGCTATGGAAGATGATCGCAAGCGTGACCAGATGGATCAGGACTTGCTGGTGGATGCGGCTAAGGTCTTGGGTCAGTACGGCACTCAAGTTGACGTGGCTGCGATTAGAGCAGCGCAACAAGCGGCTAGAGGATAATGGATAGCATTCGTTTACAGGCAGATGATGCAAAGCGTTTAAAGAATGACACTGCGTTTCAGCAGTTTGTCCAAGATGTTCGTGATGTGCAGATCAGCATATTCACAAACACAACTGCTCAGGAAATTGAGCAGCGTGAAGAGGCGCACGCAATCATGCGCGCGTTAAACCAGATTGAAATGCAGCTTGACGCAGCAATAGCAGCAGAGCGCATGTTAGATCGCCATAAATGAGGAGTAGCACCGTGGAAGCGACTACACTAGATCAAGCAGTGGATAGCCTTTTGGCACCGCAGGAAAATT